TCAATAGAACTCGATGTCCACGATTTTGACGCTATCTACTTTCGGTTGATTGCTTATTTTATCGACAACTAGCTTCTTCACAACCATTTGTAAGAGCGTCTTCTTCTCGACGGGTTCGAGAAAGTTCCAGTTTACAATTATGTTTCTTATTACTTCTTTCACGTCGGTTTCCGACGTTTTTTCTTTTTTTGGTTGTATTTGTTCCAGCTCTTTCTTGAGCGCTTCTTCTTTTTCGTTTTCTTCTTTCATACGCTTCCTAAAGTCCTCATCGCTAATCGTATCATTCGCCCATGCGTATTGCCATTTCACACGTCTTTTTTCAATCGCTTTTAGTTCGGTTTGGATCCACTCTCGACGCTCTTTTATGTGCTTTTCCTCCTCGTTCCTACTCTCGATATTAGCCAACAATCGCTCATTGAACTCAATGTCTTTGAGAAATTGTAGGAACTTTTGTTCAATGAAGCGTTCTGACATGTTTGGTTGGTCACAAAGCCCTATCTTTTGTTTTGTGCAGTAGTATGATCGTGGTCTGTGTATCTTTTCACCACGTCGCGAGAAGCCATATTTTCCTGCGAGCGGCGCTCCGCAGCGGGCGCATTTTGCGACGCCTGAAAACACAAATTCACTTGTCGCTGAACGTGGGTGAGCGGTTTTTCTTTTCTCGATGATTTTCTGTGCCCTCTCGAATACTTCTTCTGAAATGATAGCTGGAACAGCGCCATCTACTTCGAAATAGTTCTCTTGATTGACGCGGTAGTTATAACGCATCGTGCCGATATATAACGGATTGGTGAGTACATATTTCACTTTGTTGCTTGTCCATGCAGCGCCCGATTTCGTTGCCATCCCTTGATTGTTGAGCGACAATGCTATCTTGTGCATTCCCATGCCCGAAAGGTACATGTCATATATTTTTCGCACGACAGCAGCTTCCTGCTGGTTGATTACGAGCGTATCAGTCGCTCGGTCTATATCATACCCATATGGCGGGACGTTTATCACCCATTTCCCTTGTCGTGCCTTTTCTTGCATGCCCATGCGCACGCGCTCGGCAAGGTTTTCGCGCTCCCATTGCGCCATCGCTGCAACTATAGTGATGAACATACGCCCCATTGCTGACGTGGTATCGTACACTTCTGTCGCTGACTTGAATTTACAATTGTGCTTCTCGAATACCTCAAGAAGCTTGTACAAGTCGAGGACAGAACGAGTGAGACGGTCGAGCCGATACACAAGGACGCAATCAATGAGACCTTGCTCAATATGTTTCAGCATTCGTTTCATTTCAGGTCTTTCCAAGTCTTTCGCACTGTACCCGTCGTCGATGTAGAAACCGACAACATCCCAGCCTTGTGAAACGCAATACGCCTCCAGCTTGTTCCGTTGCGCTTGTATCGAATATCCCTCACGCGCTTGGTCTTCTGTTGATACGCGGATGTAGAGAGCAACTCTCATTTATTATCCCCTCCTACAAAAATAGGCGGGAGCGACCCGCCCTGTTAAATCCTTAGCGCTAAAGATTCAATCTAATGTTACCGCATACCATATGACTTTTGCGTAAATCTTTAAATCGTTAACCGTGTCATACGGCACGACGATATCGTGATACTTACGATACGTCGATTCGGGACTGAAAATAAGCAGTCGATTTTCTTCATCTCGTCTAAACCTTTTCATCGAATACTCGTTGTCGTGGCTGAATATCACAATGTCGTCATCTTTTAGCTCATCAATTGTTTCGATTGGTTTACACGCAACGTATGAGCCGTTTGGTATAACCTTATTCATGCTTTCGCCATTTACCTTTAGGGCAAACAAACCCTTACTATCTGAATATTTACCTAACAACGTTTTTGGGAGAGTGATATACTCCACATTTCGTTGTGTCACTGGATCAATAGTCGACAGAGCGCCAGCTGCAATACCTCCATATAGAGGGAGTTCTAACTTTCCAGTTTTATATGGAACAGAAGATTCTTTAACGAATTGGTTTATTTCGTCCAAATCCAACCCTCGACTAGCCATTTCCCCGAGTTCCTCTACTGTTATTCCAAGACCTCTGCAAACTTTCAATACATTATCAATCGACGCTTTTTCCAGTCCGCGATTCAACATGGAATTCAATGTTGTCGGTGGTATACCGATCATCTCTGCGAATTGCCGCCTGCTGTATCCTGCCTTTTTGATAAGGTACTCAACAATCTCTGCTCTATCCATGTTTTATCACCTCCTTTATCAATCTATTATTTACGAAATACCGTACGTTTATAATGTAGCACGAAATTGCGTTCATGTAAACTTTTTCGAACGAAATTTCGTCAAAAAAAATCACCATAAACTATTGACTTTGAACGAAATTGCGTTTATATTTAAGGTACATCGAACGAAATTGCGTTCATTCGTTATAAAAGGAGGTGGCTTAAATGTATTTTAATTTAAAGGCTGAAATGGCTAGGAAGGGAATAAAAGTAAAAGATATTGCTGATTTATTAGGCGTTCGCCGAGCAACAGCAAGCGACAAGATTAACGGTAAATATCGTTTTTACTGTGACGAGGCGATAAAGATTAAGGAAACATTCTTCTCAGATTTAAGCGTCGATTATCTTTTTCAGTTCAAGCCGAAAAACGATCATAACGGGAAAATAGCTTAAAAAACGGAGGTGTTGTGGATGAGTACGATCCGAATCGAGGAATGGAATGGTCATCAAATTCGGTTCATCGAAAAGTTACCTGGTGATTGGTGGGCAGTGCTGGCTGATATTTCAAAGGCACTAAACTTGCAAACAGCAGCAGTTGCAAGACGTTTGAAGGTGATTGAAAAACAAGTCAAAAAGGATGTGATTTCAAGTCACACCCTTCCGACGTCTGGCGGACCGCAGGAAATGACAATTGTGAATGAATACGGGATTTATGAAGCGATCACCCAAAGCCGTAAGAAAGAGGCGGTTGAATTCAGATTTTGGATTTACGACATCTTGAAAGCACTCCGCCAAGCATCTGGTCTCGAAGGTTTCCAAGTTTTCCGCATGCTAGACAAAGACCATCAGAAAGACGCGATGCAACGACTGCGGAACGCATTAGCACAACCGAAACGGGTCGATTTTATCAAAGCAAACACAATCGCAAACAAAGCCGTCTCGAACAAGTATGGTTATCCAAAGATGGTCAAGAAAGACGAGATGACACCGAACATGCTTGTTGATCGGCAGCAGATTTTAGAGGACACAGTCAATCTTATGGTTGTCAAAGAAAAGTTTGGACTTGATATATCAATCAGCAAAACCATTTATGACAAGTACATTTCGTGAGGAGGGATGTAAATGAACCAACCATCCGAGCACGCTCAACGCATCATGATTGATTTTTTTCTGAAAACATCCGTCCCGCGCATTTTAGCAGCGATTGAGCGCGGTGAACTCACTTGGGAAGAAGTGACTGGAAAGAAGGAGGTGAACAACGATGAAAAAGCTACCAAGCGCGTATGACTTCGAAACGTTGCCAGAGGCGATTTCGTTCTACACACGCAAAGTCGCTGAAGTTACAAAAAATCGCGACCGCGAAATGCACAATGAGCTAATGCGCTTCAAAAAAGAGCTGCACGAGCGCATTGATCGGGAATATGATCCGACTGCCCTGTGAGGGCTTCTTTTGGGAGAAAAGTGGACAAGCGGGAGGTGACCTACGTGACTACTTATCATGTTCCAAAAACTCCTTCGATTCCATCAACGATAGTCATGATCAAAGGGTATCAAGTTGATAATCCGACTTCTTTTGAAGTGGGAGAAAAAAAAGGAGAGAGTCAATTGACATTACACTTAACCTTTATTAGCAACGACTACTCTCCAGATAAATTTACAAAGTTTCTTGATGCGTTCAATAACTTTTTAATGAAGTATTCTTGCGAAAACCAATGATTAAAGGATTATAGCCCAAGTTTTTTCTTTAAAAACTCTGTGCCTAATGTAGCAATGATGGAAAGCGAAACACTAGATAATTTCTTGGTTGCAGCTTTAGTTTCTTTCCAAACTTCATGGTCTCTAATGGTATCGAGAAATTGATGACCATCCCAAGTCAATGATGAAATAGCAAGCTGATAAATTTCGTCTCCTGCGTATGTAACGTTAGCATTAACAAATTTAGCTTCAATCATTTTCAGCAATGCGTAGACAGAAATTTCATAACCATAGCTAGAAACTGTTTCTAGTTCTTTGAAGTCGTCAATGAATATTGGCTGATTAAACGACAGTTTGCTTTCTAGCTCGAGTAAAAGATCTCTTACGCAATCTTGGTCTAGTTTCATTGGAATTCACCTCCTTCCCACTGCCATAATTCGACAAGAAGGAGGAAAATCCTACAAAAAGTGAGGGAGAAAAGTTGGCCATTCAATTGAAAGATGTTCCGATTCGCGGAGCATACGCTTTCTTCATGAAAAACAAGCACAAAAAGATTGCTGTTGATCTGCGGTATAACAGCAGCGACGTTAGCGATGTTACGACAATTGGCTGGACCGATAGACCGCGGCAGGTGCTGTTCGAAAATGTGGAAGGTTGTCATTATCTAACCGTTTACTTCAAAGATGTATCAATTGAGCTTTCAGAAAAGGATTTCGCTTTCGCTAAAGATGATGATAATACGACGCTCTATATCGAACCAAAAATCGATCCGCGTTTTTACATTATGGTTTCTGTTTGATGAGGACTTCGTACGAATTTCGTATTAAACAAATTGGAAACAAAAAGGAGAGAAGAAACGTGATGAACTTAACTGTCATTGAACAGAACGGTCAACGTGTTTTAACGACACAACAATTGGCAGAAGTATATGGTACTGACACAGAGAGAATTCGGATTAATTTCAACCGTAACAAAGATCGTTTCGTTGAAGGAAAACACTTCTTTGCATTAACCGGACAAGAAAAACACGACTTTATTAACTCGTATCAAATTGATACGACTTGGCTAAAAGCCCCAGTGTTCTACATTTGGACAGAAAAAGGCGCTTGGCTGCATGCGAAATCACTCAACACCGACGAAGCGTGGGAAGCATACGAGCGATTGGTGGATGAATATTACAACGTCAAGGAAAACGCGATCAATATTCAGATGCTAAGTCCTCAATTGCAAGCATTGGTTTCGCTGGAACTTCGGCAAAAACAACTTGAAAAAGAGTTAGAGGAAGCCAAAAAGCAGGTTACTGCAGTACAACATCGCCTTGACAACATTGATCGAATTGATACGATCGGTGACCTTCGCCAACGATTAAACCGAATGATCCAGCGCTATGCACACCAAAATGGCATTCCGTTCAACCACGCTTGGAAGGACTTTGTGCAAGCCTTCAATACAGCATACAGAACGAATTTAGAGTTACGTCGGCAAAACCACATTAACAAAACAGGTAAAGATATTAGCCGTCCGCAGTTTTTAGAGGAAATGGGTTTGTTAGATGATGCAATCCGAGTAGCAGATAAGATGTTGAATAGTAAGGTGAAGTGACATGGAAGTTTCTGTGCGACGGATGAAGTTGGGGCAATTGATGCGTGCTGTACGTGATTTAGAACAGCGTGGATGGGAGTGTATCGCTCCTGTTCAGAAGATTGCGAATGAAAAGAAGATTTTTGATTACGACGAGAAAATCGGAAGATTCAAAGACTTTAAGTGCGTCGAAGGATATGAATTTTACTACGTGAAAATGAGGAAGGTGGATAAAGATGAACGTATTGCGCGATGACAAGGAGCTAGCGAATGAACTAGTACAATGTTGTGATTACAGTTTATTCCGAGCGAGAACAGCATTTTTTAATCGCTCGCTCGACATACACGGAAGGCTTGCAGAAGCGGAAAGATGGATGCATGAATTTATGCGTTGCAAACGCGACTTGGACGAGCTGGTACGAAAGAAAGAGGAACATGACAAACTGGTGCAGCTTGTTGAGGTTATGAAAGAACGTGGAATTGATATTGCGGTTATTGTGAGAAAGAGTGATGGACAATGAAATCTTTACGAAAAAGACAAATACAAAAAGTTACAAAAGACCGTTTCTACTTTTACCGTCTGGAACCAATAGAACGGTGTCCAATATGCAGTAATGAGTTAACACATCATTATTATAGTGAGAAATTCATTGGTACGGTTGAAAGTGGTTATACATGCGATTGTGGTTACGAAGATTACTGGGCTTACGGCAGACAGACATACCGAATTAACGGTGAGTTAGTTGATGAATTTCACCCTCATCTTATGACACGAAAACAAGTGAATAAGCGATATAAGCGATTCAAACAATTAATTAAGTATGAACGGTTACGAAGAAAACGACAAACTCAAAAGTTCTTCAAAAAGAAGAAAAGTCAAAAGAGAAGGGGGAATAAATGATGAATATCTGTTTCACTGCCAGTCGTCTTATGAAAGTTTCAGAGGTTCGGAGATTGTGCAAGGAAATGAGAGAAAATCCAGCACTATTGTTAGCAACAGAATTGCAGGCAAAAGAAATTCTTTACAAACGCTTTTTGCAAGAAAAAACGGCCAGTGCGCCAACACTAGCCGTGTAACCGAAGAAGAACATAAAGCATACCTGGATATTTCTAGTTTATCACATAATTTTTCAGAAAGTCTACCCAAGCGATAGGCTTAGTGCCTGTCGTCAGGTGCAGGAGCGCTGTTTCCCTATCCCCCTTTTCCAGCGTTCTTGCGCTTGACGATGTGCACTAGCACATCCTTCGCATTACACAAAAGGAGGTGTGACACATGCAAGTTGAAAATCCGATGGTTCGTCCGATTGCGGAAGATGGGTATTGTGCAGACTTTCCGGTCAAACAAACGAAAGTTGATCGATATGGTACACCAATTGATGGAGAGCGTATTTTCGTCGATTGGAACAGATTCGAGGAAGTGCATAGCGACAACTTAGAAAAGTATTTACATGACGTTTATAGCATATCGATTGAATTTTTCGGCACTAAAAAAGCTCACTCTGCAAAGTGAGCCCATGAAAAACATATTTGAATTACTTACAGTATATCGTTCTTTTCAAGAGAAAACAAGGAGGGAAAATCGTGAAAGAAATTCGTTTATTGTCGCTTAATCTGAAAAATTTCAAGGGAATTCGTTCTTTTTCCCTTGAAGCTAACGGAGAAAATGTCCGGGTATACGGTGATAATGCGACTGGAAAAACAACGTTATTCGACGCATTTATTTGGTTGCTTTTTGACAAAGATTCGAATAATCGAAAGGATTTTGCCATCAAAACCTTAGACAAAAATGGGAACGTGCTGCACAACCTAGATCACGAAGTAGAAGGCGTGTTTTTGGTTGATGGGAAGCAACTGACGCTGAAAAAAGTGTTCAGTGAGAAATGGACCAAGAAACGCGGATCCGTACAGACGGAATTTACCGGACACACAACAGATTATTTTATTGACGGCGTGCCAGTAAAGAAAAAAGAGTATGATCAACTCATTTCGGATTTAATCGATGAGGACATTTTCAAGCTTTTAACTAGCCCTTCCTACTTCAATGAGCAATTGAAATGGCAGGATCGCAGAAAAATCCTTTTAGAAGTTTGTGGAGATGTAAGCGACGAGGAAGTAATCGCTAGTAATGCATCATTAGCAAAACTTCCAGAAATTTTGAACGGTCGGACAATCGAAAATCACCGGAAAGTGATCGCGGCCAGACGCGCCGAGATTAACAAGGAACTTGAAAAAATTCCGGTCCGAATCGATGAGATTCAGCTGAACACGCCTCAATTGGACGATTTAGATAAAGAGGTTTTAGAAGAGGAAATTTCCCGGTTAAATACTGAGATTGATGAAAAGATGACTTTGATCAGCAACATTCGGAACGGAAACGCTATATCAGAGAAACAAAAGCAAATTCAAGAAATCGAAATTGAACTTCTTCAAATTAAGCAACAGCACGAAGCTGGTTCTAAAGATGAATTGTACAAGCTGAAAGCTCGGATCCAAGAAGAACAATCTAACCTAAATATCTTGCAGCAAAAAATCGAAAGCATCAACTATCAACAAAAATACAACGATGAAAATATCCAGTCAATCGAAAAACGATTGGAAGAACTGCGAAATGAGTGGTACCAGGTCAACTTGGAAGAATTTAAGCACGAAATGGACTGCACTTGCCCTACGTGCGGACAACCCCTTCCAGAAGAGCAAGTTGCAGCTGCTAGAGAAAAAGCCTTGGCGCAGTTCAATCTAGACAAAGCAAAACGCCTTGAGGAAATCACGGCGAAAGGAAAGCAAGGCAAGGAACAAAAGGAACGGTTCATTCAAGAAAACGAGAAGCTTGCAAAAGAGCTTGAAAAATTAACAAGCCAAATCCAGGAAAAACAAGAACTGATAAGCAAGTTAAACGAAAAATTGAAAGTTGTTGAAGGCGCGATTGTAGATGTTACAGAAAATCCTCAATATGTTGCAAAACTTCAAGAAAAACAACGTCTTCAAAAAGAAATTGACGAATTGAGACTTGCTGCAAATGAATCGATTCAATCAATTCAAATGGAGATCGTTGAATTGAAATCGAAACGCAGTCAATTGGAAAGCGACTTGGCCAAGTTTTCTATCGTTGAACAAACAGAAAAACGCATTAAAGAACTTGAAGATCAGGAACGCGAACTTGCTGCGGAATTTGAAAAGCTTGAACACGAGCTGTTTCTAACAGAAGAGTTTATCCGCACAAAGGTAAACCTTCTGGAAGAGAAAATTAACAGCCGGTTCAAATACGCTCGATTCAAGCTGTTTGAAACTCAAATCAACGGTGGTTTACAAGAGGTATGCGAAACCCTCTATAACGGCGTTCCATATTCAAGTGGCTTAAATAACGCGGCGCGAATCAATGTTGGTTTGGATATCATCAATACGCTTTCGGAACATTACGGATTCAAGGCGCCAATTTTTGTTGATAATGCGGAGGCTGTTACAAAGCTTATAGACGTGGATTCGCAAGTCATTTGCTTGATTGTTTCTGAAAAGGACAAGCAACTGCGCGTTGAACTACCTGAAAAACAAATGAAGGAGGCTATCTAATATGGGCAATCAATTAGCACAAAAGCAAACAAAAACATTCGAAACTAAATTAGCAAAGGTAAACAACATGTACCTTCCGATGATTCAAAATCAGCTTCAAGGAAATGGAGTGCGAATGGATGATTATTCCAAGCAATGTGTCATCTCGGCCATAAGCGCGATCAACAATGTTCTGGACACTAACGGGATTTCTTGGAATGACGAAAGACTCGATCAAAGTAATATTACACAAATACTGCTAGAGGTAGCTGCATTAAAGTTAAATGCAGCTGCTAACCCACGCGAAGTTTATTTTCAACTTAGAAACGTGAAGCGCGGAGATAAATGGGTGAAACAGATTGAAATGGGAATCGAAGGGGATGGCAACGACGCCATTCTCGCTCGATTCGGTCGTGACGTTAAACAGGTGAAACAATTTTGGCTAGTTCGTTCAGAAGATCATTTCGAATACCCAAGCTATAACGGCTTGGAACTGACGCCGCCTAAATGGACGCCTACCGGTAAAGGTGAGGTTGTGCGTGTAGTTTATCCAATTATCAAAACGGATGGTTCTGTTGAATTTTACATCGCTGAACGTGATGACGTAGTTAAGAACCTTATCGCTCATATAAACAACAACCTTATGAACGAAACGTTCGGTTTGGCAAAAGACCGACATAGCGCAACTCCGGAACAAAAAAAGAAAATAAACGCTAAAAAACAAGAGATTCTACAAAGAGTACAAGAGTTGGGCTTAAAGGCGCTAGACGATCCGGAGCTTCAGGAATACATTTCTCCGGCTTGGAAAGACCCTCATAGCCGAGAAAGCATGATTATCCGCAAAATGCGGAACAACATCGTCAAGAAAATTCCTAAAGATTTCGGTAGCGCATTTGTAGAAATCATCTACGACAATAACACGGATCCGGAATATAAGCGTATTCGAAAAGAAATCAACGAATACGCAAACCAAGAAGTGCTTGATTTTGAAGATGTTCAAGCTATCGAACACAACAAATCTCAAAAACCGGCTCCTGAAGTAATCGACTACCAATCGGAAGAAGTTGTTTCTCAAAACGAAAGACAAGAAGTAGAAGAAAAAACGGAAAATTCAGAGCAAACGGAAATGGTTTTTGAAGAAGGGCCTGGGTTCTAATGATTGAGATTACAGCTCTCGCAACGGGGAGTAAGGGGAATTGCTATCACGTTACGGATGGCAAGACCCCCCTCCTTCTCGAATGCGGCATTAAATTCAAAGAGATTCAGCGGAAGTTGAAATTTCAAACGTCGAAAATCGCTGGTTGTTTAATTACACACGAACACAAAGACCATTGCGCCGGCATAAACGATGTCGTAAAAGCCGGGATTGATTGCTACATGTCAGTTGGAACAAAAGAAGCTATAGGGGTTCGGCATCATCGGATCAAGGTAGTGCAAGCCAAGAAACAATTCTCGCTTGGAACATGGACTATTCTGCCGTTCGATGTCCAGCATGATGTATCGGAGCCTTACGGGTTCCTATTGATGAATCAACAAGGTGAAAAACTCCTTTTTGCAACAGATACCTATTACATTAAGTACCGATTCCAAGGCCTTACACACATTATGGTTGAATGCAACTATTCTATTGAAATATTGAATGAAAATATCGCTTCTGGCCGAGTGCCAAAAGTGATGAAAAAACGATTGATACGGTCGCATTTTAGCCTGGAAAACGTCAAAGAGTTTCTAAAAGCAAACGATTTGAGCAAAGTAAAAGAAATATGGCTACTGCATCTTTCGGATAATAACAGCGATGAAGAAAGATTTAAACGGGAGATCATGGAGCTTACTGGAAAGTTGGTATATGTTCCGTGAAAAAAGTGGGAGGTGTTGAGCTTGGCAGACGTACAGCTTGAGCATGGATATACCAAAATTGCAAACGAGATTTTAGAACGCCTGGCGCTGACCAAGCTCAGCCCAACTCAGTTTCGATTGATTTTAGTGATATGGCGATATACTTATGGGTTTAATCGAAAAGATCATGAGATGTCCTTATCCTTTCTTGCTGAAGCCACGGGCGTGCATAAGCAACGAGTGAAACAAGAACTGGATAAGTTGATTGAAAGTAATATCGTCACCGTTACTGAGGAAGGTACTTATTCGAAATCAAGGAAACTAGCGTTTAACAAGGATTATGATACTTGGCGCTTACAGTCAACGAAAGAGGGTACAGTAAGCGAAATTGCTGACACCAGAGTAAGCGAAATTGCTGACACCAGAGTAAGCGAAATTGCTTACCAAGAAATAAATAATATAAATAAAAATTTAAATAAAGATAAAGAGGATGATGAAAATACCGTGGACAAAATTTTAGATCTTCTGCAAAAGAGCAAAATCTTAGAGAAAGACGACATCACAGAATTTTTACGTGAGGATATTCAGGACGTGATTGATAATTTTGGTTTTACCAATCCAGAAGAGATGATCGCAGAAGCTATTAAAGATGCAGCGCGTGGAAACGGTAAGACATGGAAGTTTGTATATAACAAATTGAACAGATGGAGAAAGCAAGGGATTCGAACCCTTGAAGATTTAGAAAAGGGGGATACCGATGGCACGGTTCGCAAGCATCGCCGAGGTGTTAGCCGATCTGCAAAAGAAGGCGGCAAATCATATGAACAAGTCCTTCGAGAAGCCGAAGAAGCTCGACGAGCATGGGGATGGAAGGGATGACTACGAGTGTCCGCGATGCAAAGATACGGAGTTAATCATCAAGCGTGACGAACAAGGAAATGAGATCGCTATTTTTTGTGAGTGTCGCGAACGGAAAGCTTGGAAACGCAGATTCAAGCAGGCACTCATTCCAGATGAGTTTGTGCATGCGAATTTCGAGAGCTTCAAACGAGTGACGCAGTATCAGCAATCGATGTATGACATGACACTTGAATATATGAGCGAGTTTAAAAAGGACAGCGGAAAAAAAGTGATCGCGAAACACAATTTAGGTTTTATTGCAGTCTTCGGTGAACAGCGATTGCGAGAGCTTCCGCCTCATGAACGTGCACCGATGAAGCAGAAGCATAACAACTTCGGTGTCGGCAAAACCCATTTACAAATTGCGTTGGCCAAACGGCTCATTAAGGACGGATTCAATGTGCTGGTGGTTTCAGATGTCACATTCATGGACGAGCTGATTCAAGCCAAGATGATGAATGATGAGGGCGAAACACTCAATCGGCTCCTGCATAGTGCGATTCATGCGGATGTACTTGTATGGGACGACATTGGCAAGGCGAAGTGGTCGGAAGCGAAAGAAGCGTTGTACTACCAAATTATCAATGAGCGATACAGAAAACAAAAGCCGATCGTGTTTAACTCTAACGAAGACCGCGGAACGCTAAGCGAAAAAATCGGGTACGCGGCTGCCAGTCGACTGCTCGGTCAGTGTGGTTCATATCTCCTCGAAGTCGAGGGTGAGGATTTCCGATTACAAAAAAGTGGGTGATAAATGATGTGCAAAAAGTGTTATGGAAAAGGGTACGCGGTTAAAGAAGTCATACCAGGAGCGTTTGCATATACTCCTTGTGATTGTGAACATGCGCAACTCGCTAGACAGCAGGCTGAAGAGGAGATGAGTGAGTTTAGAAAAAGACTTCGTGAAGCGAAAGAACGATTGAAGATGGAGGTGAGTGGGTGATGGGTATTCTCTATGAGAAAGTCACCTTCACGCAAGAACTGAAAAAACAAATCATGATTCGCCAGTTGCTCGACGCCGGAATCCGCGAGCACGACGGCAAGCACGTGTCGGAACTTGACTACTACACATTGCGGTGGTTACTTGCGACTATGAAACTATGATATACGCTCATTTTTAGCCCACACGGCGTTTTTCTTGCTAGGGTAATAGGAAAGTACCGACTAAAAGAAAAACGCCGTACAGGGCAAAATAAAGCGTCTAGCGAGGTGACAAACAATAATGGCTAAAGTGCCGAATTTTAGCGAGTGCCAGCCGCGTTTTATCGCATTTTGCAAAGCGCACGGGTTGACGGAAGGTGATGATTTCAAGCCTTATGAGTACATCATATGGGTGCAAGAGAAGGTGGCGGAATTCAGAAAGTTGAAAGGTTTTAAATCTCATGAACCCTTTACAGACGGTATGCACGCTGAGTTTACAAGATTTTTGGGAAGGTGAGAAAGATGGACGTATGTCATCACGGACGCATACGGTGTTGGGAATGTGCGCGGGTGCAGGAGATGCAAGAGCGCATCGATGAACTTGAACGGGCAATCAGAGAGGCGCTTGGGCGGATGAAACATGGCGGAGCTGGAACGCGGACGTATGTGCAACATGTTTTAGAAAAAGTGTTGGAGGTGAAAGAATGAGAACATTTAAATGTAGAGCTTTCGTAAAACACTTTGGATGCGTAGCAGATGTATGGAGCATCGACTTCGTACGCGGCGAAGTTGAAATATATCTAGTTGAACGTGATGAAATACGTAAGTACCGATTTGACGAATACGAAGTCGAGCTGTTACTCACGACAGGTGAATTCGATGTAAACGGAAAGGAAATTTACGCCGGTGATATTGTGCGAGGAAAATATGGAAAGAACGGAATCGTTAAAAATTACGAAATTCGATGGTTAATAGGTCACTTTGCTGCTGTTGACCGCAACATAACAGGCGATGAACATTATTATCCAATCGGACTATTGGAAGGTGAAGTCATCGGCAACATCTATGAAACACCAGAGTTGTTGGAGGGCGCGGAATGAAGCGAACAAGAATTGTAGAGTACGAGAACATGCCTGTTCGATACAATCCAAATTTATGCCAGGTATGCAAGCACTTCACAGGAACGACATGCCGAATACACGTATCGAATGTGGAACGGCAAACGACGATCACACAGATATATTGCATACGGAAGATTGACTTCAACAACCCGTTCAAGCGAAAAAACAGGTGTCAACTGCAAGAACAATACATGAATCCGTTTCATGTGCAAAGGTTGGATGAAGAATGAACGCAGACTATTGGCGTGGGTTTCACGATGGACAAGCTCACGAAAGAAAGAAGGCGGCACAAGTGCTTGCCTTCTACATTGAATCTTTGAAGAACGTGCCTGGAATCGGTGAAAAGACGTATCAAAAAATTGTACAACACATAAACACCGTTTCTATAACTAAAAACAATAACTAATTATAACTAAACGAGGTGAAAAGCGTTGAATTTAGCTAAACTGTTTGAACTACAACGCCAGCTTGACGAACATATCGAAAGAGAGCATCCGCGGCAAGAAGGCGAGGACAGGCTGGCAAAGAAGATTCTTGCTTTATATAGCGAATTAGGAGAACTCCTTAATGAATGGCGTGGGTTTAAGTTTTGGAGCAATGACCAGGAGCCGAGAACGTATAAAAAACACATATGTCCCATTTGTCACGGTGAAGGTTATTTTTCGATAACAGAGGAGTGGAGATACAGTAAATGCGAAGAGTGCGATGGGGAAGGGTATACACATGAATCTAACCCACTCCTTGAAGAATACGTGGACTGCCTGCATTTCATCTTGTCGATTGGGTTGGAGTTAGGTATTACAGAAATTCATAATCTATCATCTGATAAAGGCGCGGATTTGTTATTCATGTTTATGGAAGTGAACGAATCATCTATAATCCTAATTCAATACGCTATTGATGGTAACGATGCATATAGTTCAATTGCATATATAGACATGTTCGAAAAGTTTTTAGGATTAGGCGAAATGCTCGGCTTCACATGGGAACAAATCGAAGAAGCGTACCTTCGGAAAAACGCCGTCAATCACGAACGGCAAAATAACAACTATTGAGGTGGATGATGAAACAGATCATATTCGATGGCTTGCTTATTTCAGCGGTCGTTATATTAGCGTTACTCGCCGGTGTCAGTATCCAGCACCTGTTGCTGATCGTCATTTTAGCATTTGCGATCGTCACAATACGGACATTACAGGAGTTGGTAAGCATTATGAATGATGTCGCAAAAGGGGTTGTATATCTCTTATGTCTAGCGATGAAAAATGGCAAGACATGCGGAAGTACAGCGTTTCGAGTACGAAAAACGGAAAAAGGGCTTGTTGTCGAGTGTGTTGACTGCAAGACGGAACATGAGGTGAAGGGATGAGTAAAACGAAGTACGGTTCAAAAAAGACAGAGGTCGACGGACATACATTTGACAGCAAGGCAGAAGCACGATACTACGAACAGTTGAAATGGTTGCTCGCAAACAAACAAATCAGATCATTCCGACTCCAGCCGCGGTATACGCTGTTGGAGTCGTTCAAAAAGAATGGCAAGACGTTCAGAAAGACAGAGTACATCGCGGACTTTGAAATCACACATTTGGACGGTTCGATTGAAGTTGTTGACGTGAAGGGATATGAAACGCCTGTTTTCGCACTCAAACGCAAGCTGTTTGAAAAATCATATCCACACAAGCTCAGCATTGTTACATACAACAAGAAATACGGCGGATGGATTGAGTTGGACAAGCTCAAGAAGTTTAGAAGGCAGGTGAAAAAGAATGAGTAGGTTCACAAGTGTATCACCGTATCGTCAGTGGGATGTGCGTTTTGGCAACCGTCCGCACGGGATAGATACAACGGTACGGACGTATCAGCTGACACCCGACCAGCTAGAGCGATTGCGGAACGGAGAGAGTTTCGATGATATTTTGAAAGGGGCGAGCGAAGTGGTAAAACAAAAACTCGATTTGACGGTTGAAGAGTACGTGGAAATGAAGTTGAAAGGCATGAATGACGCGGAAATTGCGCAAGCGAAAGGGTTGACGAAACAACAGCTCTACAATTGGAGAAGTTTCAGACGCACAAAAATTGAACAAGCTGAACAGGCTATGAAAGAAGCACAACAAGAAATCGCGGCAGCTGTTGAAACCGAGCAGGGAACGCAAGAAACTGTGAAAGAATCGAATGTCACAGAGGAAATTGATGATAAAGGCATTGAATGGCTGAAACGTGAAGCAATCCACGCGCACAAGCTGTTGACAGAGAAAGAGCAGGAATGTGAAGAAAAACAACACATGCTCGACGCTGTGCTTGCTCGTAATGAGGAATTGCACAAGGAAGTGCTCGTGCTGGAAAGTGAGATTGCGAGATTGAAAGAGCTTGTGCAAGAGTTGACAAATCGAAATGAGCGTTACTCTGATACGACATTTGAAAATGAACGTGAATTGCGTGCCTTACGTATGTATGCGCTACACAAGTTACAAAAGGACGTGTATGGCGTGTGAAGCGCAGAAAACGAAGACGGAAAGGGTATTTGTTGTTTCGTATCGAAAACGGGCAAAAGGTTTGGTTGTACGAAGAATTACAAAAGTGCGAGTTAAACAGCCGAATTCGCAAAGGTTGGAAGGTAGTACAGTGAAGCCTTTGTGAATGGTAGACACATAATGCGAAGGAGTGAATTAAGTATGGAAGCTAAATTTTTAGCTTGGGATTGGGAAATAGGAGAATTTAAAAAGATACCATCCAACAACGTTGTCGAAGCAATTTATATTGCATGGAACTATGAATTTGATGTATACGAAGCCGATACGCAAAAACTAATATTCTCTGGTCAATTAGATAATGAAGAAAACTCCGAGTTGTTGCAAAAGTATGGGATTCGCATGATTGACCACAAAGGATATAGAAAATTGCAGGATATTGAGAGTGGAGAAATTTATGAAGCCCCTTGGCATTGATTAATGCATATTACGAAGAAAATATGCAGTAAAAAAGCCAGGACTTCTCCCGGCTAGCAGCTCATTATAAGTATAACACGGGAGTGGTCTGATTGAGTAAAAAATATAAACAATTGTCATTCGTGCGAGACCTAGACGGAGAGAAAACAAAAGAAGCCGTCGAGGCAGCACTCGAAAAATATCGTATGTATATGTTGACCGTGCCAGACGAATTCTTACCACGCGTGACACAAACGTACTCTCTCGTGCCTCCGTCGCAGACGAACGCGTTTCACTCGTCTACAGAGAGCGTGGCGATCAAAAAAGCAGACTTCGAACGAGAACGCGACGAGTACATAGAGAGAATACGTCGCGCGGTGAATCGACTGACTAAGCTGGAGCGTGAGTTGATCGTGAAGCGATATATGAGTACAGAAGAACCGCATGATTACGATGTGTACACAGATATGAACATCAGTCATGCGACATTCTACCGTGTTCGCGAGAAGGCATTCTACAAGTTGGCTTTCGCGCTCAGAATCGAAGTGTACAAGGAAGTGTTATGAAAGAGGGTGATGTAATTAAAAATCAATCCAGCGACTCAAATGCGCTATGCGGTGGAATATATGTCGTCATGTAAGGTCTTATACTTAGAAAAGACACCGATAGTAGGTGTCTTTTTTTGTCGAAAAATGTCGCGAAGAAATTTTAAAAAATGTCTTGTATTTTAGACAATGAGCGTATATAATAAAATCAGAAGGTTAAATACAAGACAGGAGGAGAGAACGATGAACAAACGTGAGATCATGAAGAAAGCAGTTGCATTAGCAAAAACAATGGTTGGTGATTGGGTGGCTCGCATGGCATTAGCATTAAAAACTGTATGGGTTGAGGTGAAGAAAATGGGAGAAAAAGTGTTGCCAGCTTTAAAAGGGACAGAGAAGCAAGTTGCGTGGGCTAATGATATTCGCAATAAGTTAATTCCGATCGTAGAGAAGAACGTTGATATGTTCATCGCCAAATTAGAAAATGCGGAATTTTTCGAG